CTTGCTTTGGTGTCTCACCGCACACAACAGCGCTCACAATGCCAAGTTCATTTAGCTTGTCTGCAAGGCTTTCAGCGTTATCGACACTCGGTGTGAAGGCGATCCATTTCTTGCGCTCTGAGGCGATCCTAGTGGTTTCTGTGGCCACTTTGGCAAGGTATTTCTCAACCTCGCGGGATAGTTCGCCAACCTTGTAGTCACCGTTTGAAATGCCAACATGGCTGGCATCGATGCGGGTGCTGATTCTCTCAGCTGGTGGAACTAACGGCGCAATAAACTTCTGCTCAAGCAGCTCACCCATGGACACACGGCTTGCAATGCCAGTGAACAATGGATCGTCACCGTCAGTTAGCCAGACTTGATTGCCCCTAAATGGCGTGGCCGTCATGCCAACTATGCGAAATTTGCATAACTCTCCGAGCTTAGACAAGAAAGTGCGGTACATGCCTGCGTCTCCTGCCTTCTGGCTCACTAGGTGAGCCTCATCGATCACCACGGCCTTGATGTTGCCAAGCAAGTGCGCGGCCTTGTGGATGCTGCCAATGGTGGCCACAATCACATCGGCGTTGTACTTTTTTGTGCCCAGGCTGGCGCTGACAAAGCCCACGCTGATGGTGTGGGGCAGTAAGGCTCTGAGCTTGGCCGCATTCTGCTCGGCCAGTTCTTTGGATGGAACCAGCACCACAGTGCGCGGGTGATAGTCTGGCCACTGATCCCACATCTGGCGCACAATCTCAGCGCAGATCACCGACTTGCCGGCGGCGGTGGGCAACACCAAAAGAGGGATGTCGGCCTCCTCGGTATGTTTTGTCCACCAGGCAAATAAGTCAGACACTGCACGGGATTGATACTCACGCAGTTTCACGGCTGCGCTCCTCAATCATTTTGTCTGCAATAGCGTAGGCATTTTCCACAGCTGTCTTTCTGTCGCCATTGGCCAACAAGCCAGTCAGGGCTGCGGCGGCCAGATAGTCTCTAAGGGTAATGTCTTGGATTGGGGGCGTGTTCATACGAACCTTCCGTTGTGTTGTTTGCGCAGTTCAAGCGCCTGTTGGTCAACCAACATCACTTTGTCTTTGCAAGCATGAATTTCTTGGCTGCTGATAAAGTCAGGGCGAAACTCTGGGTCACCGTTGACAAACTTTTTGCCATCGGCCATTTGGTAGACGATGCTGTTGTCGTGGGTTCTGTCAATTGGCGTGGCCGTCTTGGCAAGCAGAATGGGGATGTACCGATGACGGTCGCAACCCTTACGCTGATCTTCTGCGGCCAAGTCAATCTCATGGCTGTTGCATGACCATCTGCCTTGGCCGTCCATCTCTGGTGTGGCGTGAACGCATGAACGGCAAGTCGGGGCTGGTACGTCTGTGCCGTGGCAGATCGCCTGGTAATCACAGAACTTGCACTCAAACCATGTGGGGTCAGTCGATATGCCAACTGGTGGCTCAACGCTGGTTATCACCGCCATGGCCTTGTCGATCAGCTTCTGAGCTTCGTCAGCATCAAACTCCAAGCGCTCAGTGTAGATGTCGTCATTGTCTTTGTTGACCACCAGATAGAGTGCCCTGCGGCATCCGTCCTCGCCAAACTGATCAATGCTCCACTTCATGTATATTTGCATCTGCGCGTAGTGTTCGGGCTTGGCCTTCTTTACGCCAGATTTTTGCATTTCCTTGTACATCTTGTCAGATGCTGTCTTTATCTCCAGTATGTGCGGAGACTTAGGCGCCTGCGGCAAGCCAACAATAATGCCGTCAGCGTTGCCTTGGAAGTGGTGGCCAGTTGTGCTTTCGCTGAATGACCACTGCTTGCCGGTGGTTGGGTTAATCTGGTAGACCGTGCAGCCAATGCTTGCCAAGTCTTGATAAACCCTTGGCTCTTGTAAGTGGCCAGACTGAAACACTCGGTACAAGCGGCCAGAGAACTCGGCAGGCTTAGCCCATCTAAATGAGTACCAGTGCTGGCGCAGGCAAGGCTTACCAATGGCAGAGGCGCCAAGGTAAGGGCGCTGCGCTTCCGCGCCATACTTTGCCTTGTAGTAGGCAAAGATGGCATCGGCCACAGGATCAGTAACTGATTGTGGTAGCAGGGCCATGTCAGCCTTTCCGTGCCCATGCGGGTGCTTTGGACTTGGCGGCTTCTTGCTCGGCTGTTGGCCATGCAGGCGTGTCGGCTACTGGTGCTGGTGCAGCAGCTGGTGCGCTGAAACCACCGGCAGACTCATAGCCCTTGATGTTGTTGCTAGCCTTGTACTGGCCTTGTGCCTCGCGCACAGTCACGCTGATGCGAACTGGCTTGAAGTGCAGGGCGGCAGTGTCCATCAACTTGATCACGTTTACAGCGTGGCAAAGCGCAGACAACTGGCTCTGTGCAATGCGCTGGGTGTCTTCGTTGCTGTGGCGAATGTTAAGGTTCTCCCAAACCTTACGGCCTTTGAACTGGCCATCCATGATTTCAAAAGTCAGCTTCAAGCCCTCACCGTTGCCAGACTTTAGTGGCTGCACATCGGACTCGGTGATGTGTGCCAGGTATGTGCCGGCAGGCAGTGGGCCTGTAGATGCTTGGGGAGCGACTTGGGATGCGTCAAAATTAAACTGAGCCATGATAATTTCCTAAAAAGTTAAGTTACGAACTGGGGTGATCAAGACTGCGCCTGAGTAAGCGCTGCTTGGAATGCCGTCCAGTCAAGCGGCATATTCTGAAGGCCAAAGCGGTTGCCACCGCAGTGAGCCGGATGTGGTTCAACGTGCAAGATGCGCTCACCAGTGGTGGTGGCCTTGGTTTCCTTTTTAGAGAACCCTGCGTCTGTCTTGCTCGTAAAGATGCGGTAGCCTGCGTAGCCAATAACGTCAGCCCATTCTTGCACCAAGCCAGCGGCCTTGTCGTGCAGTTTAAGGACATGGCTGTCATAGCCCTCGGTCAGCGGGTCTTCAATGCGCTTGATCTTGTCGTGCGCAATCAAGATGATGCCCATGCCCTTGGCAGAGCGCAAGACCTCAAGGCCAGAGAGCAAGTTGCGCCATTCCTCGGCAGCGGCCACATAACCCTTACCAAAGCCTGGCTGCTCGATGTTCTTCCAGTTGTTCTGCTTGCACACATATTCTTGGATCATTGGCTCAAGCCAGTCGAGCGAGTCAATGAACAGGGTCTGGAAATCATGTTGTTGGTTGATCAGCGTGTCAATGGCCGCATAGACTTCTGGCAGACTGGATGCCAGTGGGAAAGCGTTTGCGTCTACAGCGTCAGCGCCGTCTTCGGTCAGGATGCCAATGGCGTTGGGCGCCATGGCCGCGAAAGTTGTCTTGCCAATCTTGCCTTGGCCAACCACAACAATCTTGGGTGAGCGTACACGTTTGGTTTTGGAAATGGAGGATAGATCGAATGCCATGTTAGTCTTTCAGTTCAATGGATGGTTTTGCGGGTTTGCTAGTGATGAACACGGCAGCCTTGTTATAAGCGGCAGGGTCAATTTCGGAGAGTGAGCGAAGGTAAGCCAAGTTGACTTCGGCCTTCCATCTAAATGCACGCTGGGCGTTGTCAGGCAGATCGTCATAGTCGGCTGCCAAGCGGTCAGTATCAACTGAACGGTTGAGTTTCCAAGTGATGCTGAAGTCTTCGTCATTGTGCGTGCCTTCATTGCTCTCAGGCTTGGCAAACTGCTCGGTGATCAAGCCCTCGATGCGCAGGCGCTCATTCTTGGCATCTGTCTCGGCCTGTTTGGCTTGTCGCAGTTGCGCCACCAAATTAGATATCGTCATTTTTTGTTTCCTTTTCTTTGTCAACTAAAATTGCTCGGTATTGCTGCATTTGTTTACCTCGATGAAATCCAGTCACAATGCCTGTAGTTTTATTTTTACGCCAGACAGTTGCATTTGTTTTTCCAATTGCTGGTTCAAGTGCAATATTTTCAAAAAGTTCAGGGGTTAATTGTTTTCGCCAAATGTTGATTGTTCTCATACGCCTTACACCACCTTGCTGGTGCATGATCACTTCATAACCCATGTCTTTCCAAAACTTATTTGCGTCAAGATCAAATCCACAACGCAAAGTAATACTTGATGATCTACCTTCAAGAGCATAATTTTCCATAACAGAAACAATTTGTGCCCCATAAAGCCTGCGTCTGGCATCGTATTCAATGCACACTTGATGGCATTTAACGTCTTTGCCTGTTGCACCAACATACAAGTAGCCACAGGGTTCACCATTAAGCAATCCTAAAAACAATCGTCCATTTTCAGCTTCACGTTCAAAAACTTGTTTTGGATAAAAAGACAATGCCTCTGCATTTTTCTTTTGCAACATGTCAATGTACAAAAGCATGTTTGGATGTGTTTTAACAACGACAAAATCATTCATAAACTGTCGTCCTTAAAGTCCTCAAGTGCTGTGGTTGTGATGTGGTCTACAAGGTACTGCAAAAGCAAGTGGCCAATGTCAACGTCAGTGCCTCTAACGTATGCGTTGACCAGTTCAATATTCTCAGATGTGCCAGGCTCATTGAGTAAGCCATAGCTGTCGCGTGAGCCTTCTTCGTCTGGCGTGTACTCTAAGAAGCAAACCAGATCAACACCTTCAAGTTCGCACTCGTACTGGGTCAGCCCTTGGGGGCAGGCGGGTGTGGGGTTCATGCTGACCACCATGCAACAAGTAGGACGGCCATGCCAACACCGATGGCGATGGCGAGAATGAAGTCAATGACTGCTTCGCCACGGGCGTTGAGCTTGGCGTTCTTAACTTCGGGGTAGTGAAAGTATTTGCTGTGTTTCATGTTGTGCTTTCTATGGGGGCCGAAGCCCCGTTTGGTTTAAGAGCGTGTTGTGCGTGTACCGATCAAGTCGCCATCCATGATCTGGAACATAATGGTCTTGGCAATATTGAGGGTCTTGCGTGCGCCTTCTGTGTTGCCGTAACCCATTTGCTCTTGTGCGTCAGACATCAAGCCTGCGACTACCATGTGGCCACCATGAAATTGGTAAGTGATGGATTCTTTAACTTGGTCAATGTAGCCCTCAATGTCATTGAAGCCATACATTGATTCGTTGCGGCTGATTTGTGTTGCGTTTGTCATTTCGTTTTTCCTTTAAGGCCTTTCGGCGTGATGCCAAGAACAATTTCGTTGGCATGGAAAGAATTATCTAGCATATCGCTAGATGTCGTCAAGCGTTTTGCTAGAAATATTTAAATTATTTGTGTAGGTGCTTTCCCTAATACGGATTTTCTCAAGCAATCTGCTAGACTTTGCGTCCTATGAACACACAAATACCCCCAGATGAGCGCCGACAACTGGCAGAAAAAGTTGGCATAAACGAGCAATATCTTTACCAGTGCCTTACTGGCCGGCGTGAGATGTCAGCATGGGAGGCCGTCAGAGTGGAGCAGCAAAGCGAAGGCAGGCTCACTCGAAAGATGGTGTGCCAGGGCAGCTGGCAGTCTATTTGGCCAGAGCTGGTGGAGGCAAAAGCATGAGCAATTTAACTTCTATTTTTCCCAACGGCTTTGCGGCTGCCACAGAGAGCCAAGACCTGATTAACCCAGAGGAAGGGTTTCGCCGTCATTGCGAGGCAGCTGGCCTACTGATCAAAGACCAGATCATTGCTGACGGTGAGATTCACCGTGTGGCGCATGTGTCGAGCAAGAAGGGTGCGCTTGATGGTTGGTACATCTTGCACACTAGTGGCAAAGTGCCAGTGGGCATTGCAGGGTGCTGGAAAGAGCCAGTGTTTGAAGCCAAGTGGGTGGCAGATACTGGCCGTGCAATGTCGTTCACTGAGCGCTTTGAGCATGACAAGTGGGTGGCAGAGGTTAAAGCCAAGAAAGATGCAGACAGACTGGCTTCGCAGGCGGTGGCTGCCGAGCGTGCAGAGGATGAGGTGGGAACGTATGCGGATGCAAGCAATGACCATCCATACCTTGTGCGCAAGCATGTTGGCGCTAACGGTATCAAGATTGACCGTGCAGGCAGGCTGGTTGTGCCAGTGATCAATCAGGCTGGCGAGATACTGAGCTACCAAACCATTGATGCAGATGGCAATAAGCGATTTCTCAAAGGCGGCAAGATCGAGGGCGGGTTCTATGAGTTGCGTGGTAACCGCAAGATCGTGTTCATTGGTGAAGGGTTTGCCACATGCGCATCGATCCATGAGGCGACTGGCTACACCGTGTTGGTGGCATTCGACTGCGGCAATCTGGCCAAGGTGGCCAAGAGCGCCAAGGAGATGTTCCCAGGCTCCAAGATCGTGATCGGTGCAGACAATGACCAGTTCACCGAGGGCAACCCTGGCGTCACTAAGGGCCGTGCAGCTGCGGCGCTTGTGTTTGGTGAGATTGTGTACCCATCGTTTTCTGATTCGGACATGGTGGACAACAAACCTACAGACTTCAATGACCTTCACTGCTTGCAAGGCTTGGATGCCGTCAAAGAGCAGATCGAGCGCGTGGCAGGGCCAATGAAAGACAAACTGGCGTTTGAGTTCAGTCGGGCAGATAGCCTGCAACTGACCCAAATCAAATGGATCGTTGACGACTACATCGAGGCAGATTCCCTTGCGCAAGTGTTCGGTGATCCAGGCGGCGGTAAGTCTTTCGTCAGCATCGACATTGCCTGCTGTGTGGCCACAGGCCGTGCCTGGCATGGCCATGAGGTTAAGCAAGGTAGCGTGTTCTACATTGCCGGCGAAGGCCACAATGGTTTGGCCAGACGGTTTAAGGCATGGCAGATTGGCAACGGCACGAGCTTGGACGGTGCGCCACTGTACAAGAGCCACCGTGCGGCGCAGTTGTATGACGCGACTGAGGCTGCGGTGGTGGCTGAGTCAATTAAGGAATTGTCTGCGCAGGCGGGAACTGTGCCTAGCCTGATCATCATTGACACCCTAGCGCGTAACCATGGGGGGGATGAGAACAGCACCCAAGACATGAATGCGTTCATTCAGCACTTGGATACCTACTTGCGCCAACCATGGAACTGCTGCGTTCTGGTGGTGCATCACTCTGGCGTGGCTGATAAGGATAGGTCTAGGGGTAGCACAGCACTGAAGGGCGCACTGGATGCGGAATACCGATGCCAGCTGGATTCAGGAACCAAGACCATAGCGTTTGAGTCCAAGAAGATGAAGGACGCAGAGATGCCTGCGCCTAAGAACTTTCAGATCACGCAAGTGGACTTGCCAATCCAAGACAAGCACGGTTTGGCGGTCAAGGGTGCGTACCTGACGGCGGTGGACATTAGCGGCCTGATGGGCAACATCCAAAAGCGGGTGATCCTGTCAGGCAACCAGCGCATTGCGCTGAACTGTCTGGTGGCCATTGAGGTTAAGAGAGCAGCAGACGGCATTGAGGGTTTTGCGGCCATGGTGGACTATGACGAGTGGCGTGATTCGGCCAAAGAGCATGGTTTGAATGCTCGCCGGTTCAAAGAATCCATGGAGGCATTGGTTAAGAAAAACATGGTTTTGGAGAATGCGGAGATGTACCGAACTGTACCGAAATGTACCGAAATCGGTACAGAACGTACAGAGGGTTGATGTACCGAAGCATGTACCGAAATGTACCGAAACGTACCGAAATGTACCGAAGCAAACCCCCCTTGGTGTACCGAAACGTACCGAAAGGGTATATAAACCCTTCGGGTTTCGGTACAAAAAAGGTTTCGGTACATACCGGCGGGTTTTTGAGTGTTTTTAAGGAGAATTGAGATGAGATCAAAAAAGGTAAAAATGTGGTGCGGAAATCCACCAGATGATCAAATGTGGAGCAAGGTTTGTGATCTTGGAAAGTTTGATGGGATCGGTTGGATGATGTATTCCAAAGTGCCTGATGCTGACAGTCCGTGGCAAAGTTTAAAGTTGGTGGCGGATGGGGTAGTGCCAGGCAAGGCGAACTACAGACTTGCATGGAACGGGGAAAGGTTTGCCCTGCATCCAGACTTTGTGTCGCTTCAAGAGTTTAGGCCGGCATTGGCCAGAGCAGTTAACAGAGCGCTTGATAAGGCCGTTGCATGATCGAAGTCGAGATGGACATGAAGATCGTGTCCGTGGCCAACATGCGGTTGCATTGGGCGGCCAAGGCCAGACTGGTGAAGTCGCAAAGGCAGAAGACCAGAATGGCACTGGCAGCTGTTGCACAGTCCTATGGCGTTGAGATACTGCCAGTCACCGTGGTGTTGACTAGGGTGGCTCCAAGGAAGCTGGACGGCGACAACTTGCAGTCGGGGTTCAAAGCGGTCAGGGATGGTGTGGCTGACTGGCTTGGCGTGGATGACGGGAGCAGCATGATCGAGTGGCAATATTGTCAGCGCTCTGGTGGCCCGAAAGTTTACAGGGTTGAGATCGAGGTGATAACATGACGGTGTGCGCAGTTGCCATTGCCGCACCTTCGGGGAAAGCGCCAGTTGGTGTGAGTACCTTCTTTTTTTAAGGAGTTTACAAGTGACTGATAACTTGGCGTCAGAAATGACAGTGCAAAGAGAAGGCCCAGGCCGTCCAGCTTTGTTTCCGGCAGAACATGAGGCTTGGCAAAATATCCTGCGTGGCATCTCAGAAGGCAAAAGCCTGACTAGCACCCTCAGAGCCGAGGGAATGCCCAGTTACTCGCTGGCGCGTCAAATGATCAAGAACAACCCAGAGTTCAGGGCGGCTTACGAAAAGGCCGTAGAAGACCGTGCAGATCGTTTGGCAGAGGAAATCATTGAGTTGTCAGATAAAGAGCTTCCAGATGGTTTAGAAGGCTCTATGGCTAGTGCTTGGGTTCAACAGAAACGTCTGCAAGTTGAAGCACGCAAATGGGTGGCTGCCAAACTTAAACCTAAAACCTACGGTGACCGCATTGATGTTGCCGTGACCGATCACAGGATTAGCGTCATGGATGCGCTGACACAAGCCAAACAGCGCGTGTTGATGGATAACAGTAACGTGGTAGATGTGGAAGCAAAGCAGGCGTAATCGGGAAGGTTATGCGCTTTTTGCATAAAAATTGTACGGTTACGCGCACGCGCGCGTGTTGCGCAGATGCAACAAAAAGAAAGCCAAACAACAAGAAAAGCATCGTTCACTTTATACAATGACCATTATGTTAAGTTGACCCTGAGTTATCCACAGAAAAAATAATACTCAGGCATTACAGTCTGAGTTATCCACAGGCAATTGTGGACAACTGTGGAAAAGTACCTGTGGACAAGCGCCCAGCCGGCCATGGGGAGGGGGGTAGGGCCGGCGCAAAAGGGCCGCAGTAACGGTAGCCCCGCGAACATTTTTTAAAATATTTTTAATTTTTATTTTTTCGTTTAACATCGCGCAAATGCAAACCACGATCTACAAGCCCGAAGACGAACAAGAGTTGATGGCCACTCTGTGGACGCCGGCCATTGCCGATGACCCAGAGGCGTTTGTGCTGTTTGCCTTCCCTTGGGGTCAGGAAAATACACCCCTTCAAAACTTCAAAGGCCCCCGCAAGTGGCAGCGCGAAGTTTTGCGTGAGATCACTCAGCACATTAAAAACAACCAGGGCAAAGTAGACTTCAACACCCTGCGCAGTGCGGTGTCTTCTGGCCGTGGTATTGGCAAATCAGCCTTAGTCAGCTGGCTCACCATCTGGATGTTGTCTACCCGCATTGGCTCGACAACGATCATTTCGGCCAACTCAGAAGCGCAGCTCAGAGCAGTCACATGGGCCGAGATCACAAAGTGGTTGGCTATGAGTATTAACAGCCACTGGTTTGAGGTTGCGGCCACCAAGATCACGCCGGCAGCGTGGTTGACTGAACTGGTTGAGAAAGACCTGAAAAAAGGCACAAGGTATTGGGCTGTTGAGGGCCGCCTGTGGTCAGCAGAGAACCCAGATGCTTACGCTGGTGTCCACAACTTTGATGGTGTGATGGTGATTTTTGACGAGGCATCAGGTATTGATGACTCGATTTGGGCTGTGACGGCTGGTTTTTTTACCGAGAACACACCGAACCGCCTTTGGCTGGCTTTTTCCAATCCACGCCGAAACACTGGTTATTTTTATGAGTGCTTTAACTCCAAGCGCGATTTCTGGAGTAACAAGGTGGTGGACGCCAGAACGGTAGAAGGCACTGACAAGGCGGTATATCAGAACATCATTGACGAATACGGCCCAGACAGCTCACAAGCACACGTTGAGGTCTATGGCATGTTCCCATCTGAGGGTGATGACCAGTTTATTCCGGCTGACATTGTGGATGAGGCCATGGCACGGCCCAAATACAAAGACCAAAGCGCCCCAATCATCATTGGAGTTGACCCAGCGCGCTTTGGCGCTGATGCTACGGTGATTGCGGTGCGCCAAGGCCGAGACATTGTGAGGATTGACCGCCACAGGGGTGATGACACCATGACTGTGGTTGGCCACATCATTGAGGCCATTGAGGAATTCAGCCCAGCCCTGGTGGTCATTGACGAAGGTGGGCTTGGCGCTGGCATTGTTGACCGTTTGAAGGAGCAGAGGTACAAAATCAAAGGTGTCAACTTTGGCAATAAATCGGCAAATCCGATCATGTATGGCAATAAAAGGGCCGAAATGTGGGGAAAAATGAAAGAATGGCTGCGCAGTGCATCAATTCCTAAAGATAGGTTCTTGAAAACTGATTTGGTTTCGCCTATGATCAAGCCAGATTCGAGGGGCACTATATTTTTGGAGTCAAAGAAGGACATGAAGGCCAGAGGTCTGGCTAGTCCTGACGCAGCTGATGCAATATGCGTGACGTTTGCGTTTCCTGTGGCTCATAGGGAATATACTGCGAAGGAAAGAACCCGCGCATATTCTGACCGCACGGCTGTAGCAACTTCTTGGATGGGATCATAACTATGGCTACAAAGAAAAATGTCTCTTTAAGCGTTGGCCGTGGCGAAAAACTGCCGGTGTCCAAGGGTGCTGGCTTGACCGCCAAAGGGCGCGAGAAGTACAATCGAGAAACTGGCAGCAATCTTAAGGCGCCAGCGCCTAATCCCAAAACAAAAGCAGATCAGGGGCGCAAGGATTCATTTTGTGCAAGAATGGGCGCCGTAGCGGCCAACGCCAAAGATGGCGAACGCGCTAAAGCAGCTCTTAAACGATGGAAGTGTTGATATGGCTACCAAACCTGGACTCTACGCAAACATTCATGCCAAACGCGAACGCATTAAAGCTGGCTCTGGCGAAAAGATGAACAAGCCTGGCAGCAAGGCAGCGCCTTCGGCCAAAGACTTTAAAGAATCTGCCAAAACTGCGAAGAAGAAATAATCATGCCACTGGTTAAATCAAAATCACCCGAAGCCTTTCGCAAGAACGTCAAAGCTGAAGTCAAAGCTGGCAAGCCCGTCAAGCAGGCCGTGGCCATCGCGTATTCAGTCAAACGTGAAGCAGAAAAGAAGAAAAAATAATGGCTGATCCAACTGGAATGGTCGCGGCGGCTAATGTAGCTGCTGGCGGCAAACCACCAAAGTCTGACTCAGACATTCTGACAACTGCCCGCGCACGGTTGGACATGGCCGTTGCTGCACTGGCTGAAAGCCGCGAAGACGAAATTGACGATCTGCGCTTTTATGCAGGCTCACCCGACAACCACTGGCAGTGGCCTGCTGACGTATTGGCCACTCGCGGTGCGGTGCAGGGTCAGACAATCAACGCACGCCCAACACTGACAATCAACAAACTGCCGCAGCACGTTCGTCAAGTGACGAATGACATGCGTCAGAATCGCCCAGGCGCGAAGGTCATCCCAGTCGATGACAACGCCGACGTGGAAGTCGCTGAGGTTTTCAACGGCATGATCCGTCACATTGAGTACATCTCTGACGCTGATGTGGCCTACGACACCGCCTGCGAGAACCAAGTGTCCTACGGCGAGGGCTACATCACCCTGATGACCGAGTACTGCGACGAAAACACATTCGATCAGGACATCAAGATTGGCCGTATTCGTAACTCGTTCAGCGTCTACATGGATCCTTTGATGCAAGACCCAACGGGTGCGGATGCCAAGTATTGTTTCATTACCGAAGACCTCACAAAAGCAGAATATGAGCGCCAGTACCCAGATGCTGCGCCTATCTCTACGCTTCAGTCCCTCGGTGTAGGCGATCAGTCGATCAGCAACTGGCTCAATGAAGACACAGTGCGTATCGCTAGCTATTACTACATTGACTACGACAAAACCAAGCTGAATTTGTACCCTGGCAACCAGTCGGCCTTTGAAGGCACGCCTGAAGACAAGATGCTCAGAGACATGTTTGGCAAGCCTGTCAAATCACGCATGTCTGAGCGCCCACGGGTGATGTACTGCAAGATTAACGGTTACGAAATTCTTGAACAAAAAGAGTGGGCTGGCAAGTGGATTCCTGTGATCCGTGTTGTTGGCAACGAGTTTGAGGTTGATGGCCGTATTTACATTTCTGGCCTTGTCAGAAACGCCAAAGATGCCCAGCGCATGTATAACTACTGGGTCAGCCAAGAAGCTGAGATGCTGGCTCTGGCGCCCAAGGCCCCGTTCATTGGCTATGGTGGCCAGTTTGAGGGCTATGAGGACAAGTGGAAGACAGCCAACACAAACAACTGGCCTTACCTCGAAGTAAATCCAGACGTTACAGACGGCCAAGGCGCAGTCTTGCCACTACCCCAGCGGGCGCAGCCGCCAATGGCTTCCACGGGCTTGTTACAGGCCAAAGCAGGCGCCTCTGAGGACATTAAGTCCACAACCGGACAATACAATGCTTCTCTTGGCATTGGCGGCAACGAGCGCTCTGGCAGAGCCATTTTGGCTCGCCAGCGTGAGGGTGATGTTGGCACATACCACTATGGTGACAACCTAACACGCGCCGTGCGCCATGTGGCCCGTCAGTTGGTGGACTTGATCCCCAAGATTTACGACACTCAGCGCATTGCTCGCATCATTGGTGAAGACGGCGAGACTAAGATGGTCAAGATCAACCCTGACCAGCCGCAACCCGTCAACAAAATTGTCAATGAGCAAGGCATTGTGATCGAGAAGATTTACAACCCTGGTGTTGGCAAGTACGATGTGGTGGCCACAACTGGCCCAGGCTATGCAACCAAGCGCCAAGCGGCTCTGGAAGCCATGGCGCAGCTACTGCAAGGAAACCCACAATTGTGGTCTGTGGCTGGCGACTTGTTTGTCAAGAACATGGATTGGCCTGGCGCACAGGAGATGGCCAAGCGGTTCCAGAAGACCATTGATCCTAAGTTCTTGTCGGACGGCGAGGACGATCCAGCATTGCAGGCAGCCCAGCAACAGATTCAGGCCATGGGCGCTGAGATGGAGCAGATGTACCAGATGATCCAGAATGTCGGCAAATCAATTGAAATGCAAGACTTGGAGCGCAAGGACTTTGAGGCTCAGATCAAGGCTTATGACGCCGAGACTAAGCGAATTGCTGCGGTGCAGGCCGGTATGACTGAAGAACAAATCCAAGACATCGCCATGGGTGTTGTTGCTGCGGCCATGGAGTCGCAGAGCATGATGAACCAGATGCCTGAGATGCGCGAGGAATCTATGCCCATGGAGATGATGCCTCCGCAACAAGAGATGATGCCTCCAGAACAAATGATGCCTCCACAAGGAATGCCACAATGAAAGCAAATGAATTTTTAGGCTTGCTGTTCTTGGCGCGGGATGTTGCACATTCCGTACACCTGAACACACGCAGTTTTAGCAAGCACGAAGCGCTCAATATCTTCTACAACCGCATCATTGGCGCGGCTGATGACTTTGCTGAAGCCTACCAAGGCCGCTACGGCCTAATTGGCCCAATTACCTTGCATTCGGCCAAGAAGACAGCCAATATCATTGAGTTTTTGCAAGATTCGCTTGCCGAAATTGAAGCCGCAAGATACGATGTGTGTGATAAATCTGACTCATCGCTCCAACAATTGATAGATAATATTGTTGAGATATATCTTCGGACTTTGTACAAATTGAAATTCTTGGCGTAAGGATCATCATGGAACTTCTCAACCCACTATCACAAGCCGACTTCCCTGGTCGCACCGTTGCGTACACTGCCTCTGCTGGCAACACGACTGACTGGAACCCCGGCCCTGAAGGCGTGGTGATCTGGTCTACAACCCCTTGCTATGTGGAAGTTGGCCCAGCTGCTGTGGCCACAACTGCAAGCACCCCGATCCCTGCGTACACACCAATCCCGTTTTATGTGGGTATGGGCAACGGCGCTCCTTTCCGAGTGAGTGCCATCCGCATCTCCGATGACGGTGTGGTGTACTGCAAACCGATTAACAAGCAATGAGCTTTGGTGTTGCCCTTCGCAATGCTCTGGGCCTTGGCCTTGGGGGTATTGCCACGCTGTTTACAGGCACACGCGACAGTGGTGCTTCAGTGGGCAATCTATTAACCGAATCTGGCGACAATCTTGTCCAAGAAGACGGTGGCTTGATTCTTTTGGAGCCTTAACATGGCCGTATTTCTCTCCCCAGTGGGCGGTGTTGCGGCCCAGTTTTTTACCAACACTGGCGCAGTTTTGACTGGCGGCAAGCTGTACACTTATGCGGCGGGTACAACATCACCGTTACCCAGTTATACAACCGGCGTTGGAAATGTCGCCCGTACAAATCCAATTGTTTTAGATGCAGCAGGCCGTGTGCCTGATAGTGGTGAAATATGGATTACACCCGTATCTTATAAATTTGTTCTTACTGATTCAAATGATGTATTGATTGCAACATACGATAATGTTTATGGTATTGGTGCAGCATCGTATCAAATACAAAATTTTACAGGCACTGGATCGCAAACTGTATTTACGTTAAGTTTTGCATCTTTTGGTGAAAACTACACTTTTGTTTATATCAATGGTGTATACCAAAATAAAAATACATACGCTGTTAATGGCACAACACTTACATTTTCTGTAGCACCCCCGTTCACTTCTTTAATTGAAGTGATGTACAACTAACTGGATAAACATCATGGCAGATAAAAAAATCTCGGCACTGACTGGCGCAACAACCCCCCTAGCTGGCACGGAAGTTTTGCCTATTGTTCAAAGCGGCGCAACAGTTAAAGTTGCAGTCAGCGATCTTACGGCTGGTCGTTCTGTTAGTGCTTTGGGTATGACCTTAACATCAACCGATGCTGGTGCAACAGCCGCACCATTACTTGATCTGTACCGAGATTCAGCAAGTCCAGCCGCCGCTGATACGCTTGGTGAGATTGAATTTAATGGTGAAGATTCAGCAGGCAATAAACAAGCCTATGCTTTATTTCACGGTTCTATTCTTAGCCCAACCTCTGGTGCTGAACAAGGCCAGCTTCATTTTGAAACTGCTACTGCTGGTGCATTGACCGAAAAGATGATTATTGGCACAAGCAATCTTGTGATTAACGATATTGGCGCTATTTACAACGTAAGAATTGAAGGCGACACAGATGCAAACTTGTTTTATACAGATGCAACTAATGATCGAATTGGTGTTGGTACTGCATCACCATCAGCAAAATTAGATGTGAATGGGCCTGTTGTTGTTCAAGGAAATTATGTATGGCAACAAGCTGATGGTTCTGGCAAAGGATTTTTGTTGGGTTCATCAGGTTCTGCAAATGGATTAATTTCACAAACTTCTGGTGGTTCTGGTTCTACTGCAACTTACATTGGTAATGCTCAAATCACAACATCATCTGATGTTAGGTTAAAAGAAAATATTGTTGATTCACAGCGCAACGCACTTGAAATTATTGACAAGATACGGATTGTTGATTTCACATGGAATGACCCAACCGATCAATCTTTAAACAACAAAGCATCTCGTGGTGTTTGGACAGGTCTGATTGCTCAAGAAGCGGTTGCACATATTCCTTGGTTAATTAACAAACCTACTGAAGACACCGAAGACGGGCGCCCCGTGTATTGGAATGCTGACTATGGTCATGCCGTTCCATTTCTTATGAAAGCAATCCAAGAACTTAAAGCTGAACTTGACTCGGTAAAAACCGAACTTGCAACTTTAAGAGGAAACTAAAATGGCTTTGACTAAAGTCTCTTATTCCATGATAAATGGGCCAGTAGTCTCTGTAACAGACTACGGTGCGGTTTGTGATGGCGTAACTAATGACTATGCTGCAATCATGGCAGCGCATGACAATGCGCCAGATGGCGCAATGGTTTTGATTAAGGGTGCTTGTTACTACACATCACCCCTAGTTTTTACCCGCAGACTGAATTGGACTTGCCCAGGCTCCGGCGACTATTTCAAGCCCAATGTTGGCGCTGGAAACATTGCATTGAAAATTGTTGGTGGAATATTTGCGGCAAATGTTCAAAATAAAATAAATATGTATTCGACAAGTACTTGTTCAGATGCTCTTGTACTTGATACATATTTCATGTCAACAATTGAATCTAGAGTTGCTGTTAACGCTACTGGATTTGCATTTAGAGTTATTGGTGCGCTTGAAAGTCAATTTTATTTAAAACAATCTGTTAACTTTACAACCCCAGGCGGTGCAAGTGGTCTTTCCACAAACCATTTAAAAATTGAAGTTAACACAACAACTCCAGGCGGCCCGTATTACACAAACGCCAATCAGTTTTATGTCAATTTTGCTGGTGCAGTTAACGGCATTATTCACGATGACATGGCTTCACAAGGTGACAACACTTTCCGTGGAACTATTCAAGGACTAAGCGGAACGCCATTTTCAGCAGTTGGTTGCAACAACATGAAAGTGACAGAAATGCACTTTGAAGGCAACCCAATTGGATCGCAATTAGATGGTTGCACAAACTCTAGTATTGAAAATGTTATTTCTGCGGCAGCGGCTAATTTTTCGCTTTATAGTTGCATTGGCACTACCATAAAAAACTATGCAGGCGGTTTATTTATTGCCTCTAGTTCTAGGCATACAAAAATTATTGATTGCCGAGTTGATGGCGATACTTACACAGATGAAAGCCAAACAACTGAGATGATTGGTGGGGGTGTTACATCATCATCATCTGCAACGACTTTAAATGGCGGTGGCGGTGCAAGCCCAATAGAAAATTTCTTTCAGAATCCATATATTGATATTTGGACTGCTGGAACGGCTGCTGCCCCTGATGGTTTTGCTGCGGGGGCGGCTACTTTTGCACAAGCAACTGGTGCATTTTATGGGCTTGGTTTTGGTGGCAAATCAGCGGCTGTTACATCTACCGCAACAGCACTTGCTAACATGACTACCGCTACTCCATCAGGGCCATTTGCAAATACGCCTGACGCAAGATGGGTATCAATTTTGACTGCCGTATATGTGGCAACTGGTCAGCCCAACGTTGATGTTTATATGTTTAATGGAACATCTTACGAAGGTGTAGGAAGCATCACTACTAAAAATGCGTGGGTTACAGTTAGAGGTTCTGTTTTACTTGCTGCTGGTGCAACTCCCACAGTTGTTTTCGCACCAAATAGTAGTGGAAGTTTTGTTGCTGGTAACTTTTATGTTGGTGGGCTTTCAATGGTCAATGGCACAACATCACCAAAATTTCTAATTGATTCTGGTCGCAGACTTGAGTATGTTGTCACCAGCGTAAGCAATGCGCCAGGCTTTGTTGGTCAACGTGCATATCTTTCAGGTACTGGTAAATGGTACATGGCTGCTGGAACTGCATCGAGCGCCGACTGGATTATTTTGAATTAAACATAAGGAACAATCATGGCTTTGCGAAAAATTATTGAAGTTGAAGGCACGTCTACAATTCAAACTTCTATGGGCGCTATTAAAAATGGCACTCAAAAAGTTTCTTTTTCTGCCTACGTTAAAGTTGCAAGTATTAGCGGCGATAAAAAAAATCTCTTTGTTTCTGTTAACTTTAAAGGCGATACGCAAGAATTTAATAAACAGTACCAAGTTCCTGTGTCGGTTGAATCTGGCGCGCCAAATTTTATTGCCCAAACATACGCATACTTAAAAACATTGCCAGAATTTGCTAACGCTGTTGATTGCTAACTGAAAAGAATTCCAGCATAATGTGCTGACAAACTGTATCGGCCCAGTAGACCGAGGAATCTTAGGATTCAGAAAACATGACTGAAGAAGTCCAAGCCCTAGCGGAAGTAGACTCCGCGCCAACCACGGATGTGACGGCCACACCTGAAGTTGCTGAAAGTACGCCGGAAGTCGCTGAGAACCAAGTTGATCAGGCCATAGAG